CCCCTCCACCCCGAACTTCTCCATGATGCGCGGGCCGCCCTCGGGGACCTCAAGCGTGGCCTCCCAGGGCTGGCCCATCTTCATCCAGTCCAGGGGCTTCTTGCTGTAGACGATGGTGACGTGCATGCTCTCAGGCGCATAGACCTCGGGCACGCCCTGGTCCTTGAACCAGCGCGCAATCTCCTCCCCGTTGAGCACGTCCCGCCGGATGTACAGCGTGCGCGGTGCGGCGTCCGCCACCGGCTCTCCGGGTTTGGGCTCGGGCTGCGGGTTCTCCAGGGCCTTGACCCCAGCCTCGGTCGCCCTCCGCTCCAGATCGAACTCGGGCAGCTGGTCGGCGTTCTTCTTGAGCAGGTCCCCCAGGCCGGGGTAGAACCCATCTTCAACCAGCTGGTTGCCGACGACCTCACGCAGCTCCTCCGGCATGAACAGGCCGGTGGTGGAGAAGATGTTGGCGGTTTCGGCCTTCATTTTGCCAATCTCAGCCTCCTCCTTCTCAGACATCTGCTCCAGGGGCGCCCACGTGTAGAACAGCTCAGCCGGGCGACTGCCGAGGGCTGAACGGATGAGGGCTTCATCCAGATTGGAGATTGCCGGCTGGACCTCCAGTGTCTGGATGGACGCCACCATGTCGTAATAGTTCTTCAGGTCGTGTTCGCCGGTGCTGTTCAGCCCAGCGGGGGACTGCCCAAGCAGGCGCGTCAGCGGAATGTCCGCCGCCCCCGAGACGATGATCAGGAACTGCTGGATGACATCCGGGAGCCCGGCGAAGGCGATCTGCTTGCGGTCATACTCCTCATCACTGTCCGTGATCAGGGCTCGGGACACCGACTTGCCGATGTTGGCGAGGGTGAAGCGATCAATCAGCTTGCCCCGATAGGCGGCACTGGACATGTGCTCCATCAGGTCCTGAATCTTGTAGACGTCCACGTTGGCCTCAAACACCAGCGAGGCGAGGTTGGCCGCCGTGCTGTCAGCGTTCTGGATAGCCGTGTAGGTGGACTGGAGCACGCTGTCGCCCCAGCCGATGTGAGCGCCGATAGCGTTCCAGGGGTCAGGCAACACGTTCCCAATCTGGATGACCAGGCGGCTCGGGTGGATGGTGGCGAAGCTCCGGCCATTGCTGATCGTGTACTCCACCGGCCAGCTGTAGGACGGGGCTGTTGGGTCCTGGTCCAGCTCCCCGGCGATCATCTCCCGGCGGCTCATCACCGTGAGGTACTTGAGGCCCCCCTTGCCGACTGTGGAGGGGTCAAACTCGCTTTCAGCAGGTCCGCCGTCCCCGATGTAGATGACCGCTCCACCCCAGAGCCGGGCGAGCGTCTTACACTGGAGGAGCTTCTGCTTGAGCCCCAGGCGCCGCTCCTCCGCCTCAATGAGCGTGATCTGCTCCTGCTCAGCCTGCCACGCCCTCCACTTGCGGAGGGCGTCCAGGGCCGGAACGTTGACAATCTTCTTGGCCAGCCAGGTGTTGCGGTAGGCGTTGTTGAGCTGATTGTCGCTGAGGAGGAGGCTCCCATAGAACAGGGATGAGGACTTGTCGATCAGTGGATCACCCATGCCAGTGATCAGTGACCGAAGGCTATCTGCTGCGGCAATTTCGCTCATCCAACGTTCTCCAGGGTGTACCGGCTCATGACCGGCCAGTAGGCCATCACAACCGCATCAGCCATGTTGGGGGAGTGGGTCCCCTCCGGGCTCTTGTCCACCATCAACTTTAGCCGACCCGGGCTCAGAGAGGAAGTGGCCTGGCTAAGCTCCTTGATGAGCTGTGCCAGGTTCTCCTTTGTGAACCCCTCGCTGTCGATGCTGATCAGGTCCTCGGTGTCATAGTCGATGCCCTCGGTGATCGCACGGTGGGTGCGCCAGAACCGGGCGCGCAGCTCCCACCAGGCCTGGGCCTTCAGGTTGAGGTAGTGGTCCTTGTTGAGGGGGCTGGACTTGTCCCCCCTGATGACGCGCTTGTCAGGGAACAGGACGGCGGCACCTGCGTTCCAGGGCTCAACCCGGAGCCCAACAGGGCAGCGGAAGTCAATGCGCTCGCCCGCCTCCTGTGCCGCCCTGAGCCGGTTAACCTCGCTCTTGACGCCCGCCCCGACCCCGATGCAGTCATACATCAGGGCCGTCTCACTCGGGCGCTTGAGCTTCTGGAGGGCGCGGCGGGTCGTGACCCCGGTGTCCACAGCACCCCAGGCCTCCACGCCCTTCAGCACGACGCCCCGGCGCTGGGCCAGGGCGTTCTTGTCCCCGCCGCCGTCCGCCACGTCCAGGCCTGCGATCCACTTACCCTCAGCCAGGAACTGGAGCTTGACGTGCGCGTCAACGGCTGAGCGCACCCACTCGCTCGGGATGATGATACCCTCAACTGAGCTGCTGTAGTCGCGGTCCACCTCTTGGGCGAAGATGTGGAGCAGGCCCTCATCCTCCGCCTTCTGGCGGCGCTCATCGTACCACTCCTGGGTCTTGTCCGGGTGGTGGGTCCAGTCGAACACGAACACGTTGGCCTTGCCCTTGACGACCGGCTGGCCGGGCTCCCACTCCACCCCGTTCTCCCGGCGGCGGTGGAACACGTTGCCCGTCCCGTTCACTGAGCTGATGTCGATCTGGACGCGGGTGTTGTCCCCGAGGGCGGCCTCAATCAGGTCCGGGCGCTCATAGTGGGCGCTCTCATCCTTGAAGTAGATGCGCTTGCGCCCGCCGCGACCGATGTTGCTGCCGGCCTCCCCGGTGATGCTCGCCCCGGACTGGGGGTTGAGCACCCGCATGTAGGTCATGTGGTCCTTCTCACTGAAGCCCAAGGGAAGGAACTCAGGGGGTAGGTTGCGGATCACAGCCCTGATCTTTTCAAAGATGCTGTCCATGTCCCCGAGCTTGTCCACCAGCTGCTCCTTGCGGGAGCCCCAGCCGATTGAGATGCCATCCCAGAACCGCCATAGGTGGACCGAGACGGCGACCGCATCCCATGTGGCACCGGCGTCACGGCACTTCTCAACCAGGCCGTCCGCCTCGCCCTCCAGGCAGGCGTAAATGAACTGGGTCAGGTCCCGCTGTCGGTCGAACATGACAAAGGGCATGCGGGTGATCTTGCCGGGGACGCCCGCGTTGCGGGGGTCATAGGTGTCGATCCAGTCGCAGATGAACTCCACGGGATGGGTCTTGTAGTACAGCAGGGCCGCTTCCAGCATCTTGGGGTTGGAGCGGAACGTCAGCAGCTGCTTCTGCCTCCAGGCGAACAGGCTGACATAGTCGGGAGGCCAGTGGACGGTCATCGCGCCTCACGGGTCTGCGCATAGAGGTCCGCCGCCTCCTCCGCCGTCATCTCCTTGGTGATGGACTGGACCGGCCCGCCCCCGGGGCCGCTGATCTCGGTCTTGTCGGCAAGGCCCAGGTCCCGGCTGATAATGTTGGCGTTGAGGAGCCCCGCTGCCGCAGCAACAAACTTCTGGTCCCTGATGGTTTTCTCAGCCCATTCAATGACCGGAAGCAAATCTTGTCGTTCAGAGCGCCAGGCCCTCCACTGCCGGTCTGTGATGTCGATGAACAGAGTCAGGCCGTTTATGGTGAAGGCGCGCAGCCGGCACACCTCATCGTGGAAGGTGTCGCCCTCATAGCTGAACACCTTGTCCTCCTTCAGGGGGTTGGCCTCGCACCACTGGAAGTAGTCCTCACAGGCCTCCAGCAGCATCCGGGCTCCCTCCTCGCCCTCGGGGAACTTCGGGAAGCGACCGTGGCGGCTCCGGGCCTTCCAGAACTGGTTTGTGTTTCCATTTGGATTGGTGACGGTCACAGGCTTCTCTCTCCACAGGTCACGTGGAGCGAATTATAGCCCAAGGGGGCGACCCGGGCAACCGGGAACTGGGTTCTTAACTTAGCACCTCCGGCTCCTCAAACCTAGTTCCGCATAAGTGGTTGAATTCAGCTGGAAATCTTAACTCGCTTATCTTTCTTAACTTTAAAAGGGGAGGGAGGAAATTAGGTCCTGCACGGGCGAACGGCAATCCAGGTAAGAAAGTTAAGAAGGTAAGATTGCCCTTTGGGCTCAACCACTTATGCGGAACTAGGTTTTCACGCGGAACTGGATAAGTTAAGACGCGAAGTTAAGACGCACGCCCCCTGGGCAGGGGGTCCTGAACCGTCCCAGAGGGCTCCGGCACAAAGCCGACCTCTCCGAACACCAGCACCAGGCCCTCCCGGGGGTGGTTCACGCCACTCCCTTTGGCTTGAACTCCACCATCAGTTCGTAGCTCCGGCGGAGGTCCGCCCGGATAGCCGCAATGGTCTCAGGGCTCAGGCCGTCCTTGATCATGACCGGGGCGATGATCTCCCGGCCCCCGAGGGCGCTCAGTTGGAGAATGACCCCGCTGGCCATGTAGCTTCCCGGCTTGATGGCGGCCAGGTAGGCATCGGCAAAGTGATACTGGTGTATGAGCTGAGCTTCCAGCTCCAGGACCTTGCGCGCCAACTGCGCCTTGGTCGGCTTTACCTTCTTGGTCTTGGTCATCATAGTTTCTCCCACCACCGCTTCTTCGGGGCGCACCTCACG